TAATATAACCAACAGGCATTAGGCTTACTACTATCGTCATCTAGATGCAAAAATGTCTTGCCTATTCCTAAACGCCTACCTAAACCTACTTTTATTATTGCGCTAATTAATTCACTTCTATCTGCACTATTATTACAATGTATATCTACGGCTCTACAAGGTACTTTTGCGTGACTACTACCAACTCGCCCACCTACTTTTAAATTATGTTCTGGCGTTCTGTAGCCACTATTTATTTTTATAGGCTTGCCGTATATATGTCGTATCTCGTCTAATTTGTGTAAAAAATCTATACACATTTTACCACCGTCAGATGTTGGTAAACCACTATTTGCATCGTCTGGACTTGCAAACTCATCAAAGTCAAAATAGTTTAACATAAGCGTTTTTTTAATTTTTTTTGTGTTTTACTTGTTTTTGTCAAAATCGTTTTTAAGCCTATTTATAGCGTGTTTAAGCAACTTTACACTAGCTAGCATATCGTAACATTAAAAAGTTGAGATGTTGCAATACAATAAAATTACTAGATAACAATTTTAACACAATTTAGTTAATAAAATAATTTGTTTTTTTCTTGTATTATTGACAATTTCTGTTATTGCATTTGTTAAAACAAACTTTTTCAAAACTTAGTAAGTGTACTAATTTGCATATAAATGTTGTCATTTTTTTTGTTTTATAAATTCTAAAATAATGTCTATCTTTTTTTTAATTTCTTGCATATTCTCTGCATTTTTTTCGTGATGCTTTGAAAATGTATTTTTAACCTCATGAATACTAAAAAAGAAAAATCTATACAAAGCATATAAACTACCACACAACAACACTACTGATAAACCGTAATTTTCTATAAGTTTTAGTATATCTTCCATTGTTATCTTTTTTTACAGGTGCTTAGTTTTGCTATATCTTTTTCTAACTCTACTATTCTATCTTCGCACTCGTTTATAATCTTTATTTTTTTTTCTAACCTTTGCTCTAGTACTTGTATATCTTCGTCTAGTTGCCCTATTTGACTATATGCAATACCCATAGTAAATATTATACCTATTATCCATATAATATTACCTATGCTAATTGTAAAGTCTTTTTGTATCATCTGCCCTGCCCTTTGTATTTTTTCTTGTAGCCACTCTGCCCTTTACTAGCATTTTTGCTATGCTTACGCCTTTTTACTTTAGACTTAGGTATAAAACTTGTTATAAATTTTTTAGCCATTATTTACGCTTGTTTCTATAATATAAAAATCTATCTACAGTATATATAATAGATACTACAAGTAAAGCAATTTGTAATACTTGTTCAACTTGTGTAAAACTAATAGCTAGTGTTATACTATTTAACCCTAGTACATCTGCGTTTTGCATTATTAGGTTTCTCATCTTCTTGCTTTTGTAAATAGCTTTTTAGTTTTTTTATGTTTTCCTTTTTTACTTTATATGTCAAAACTCGCATCTAAAAAACTTCTTAATGTTAATTTATTTTTTTGCTCATACCTGTCTAATACTATACCACTAAAATAGGTATCTTTTGTAGGTGCTAAATCACCGTTACTGTTTGTGTTGTATTCTGGGAATAAATGATTGTTGTTACACAAATAATCTACTAGTCTAGTGCTATAATATTCCGCAGTATTTTTTACTATTTCACGCATATATTTTATATCTTCTAAATCGGCAGGTGT